CCATACTTGCCCCCCATTTCTGCAATGCTTTTAAAATTATCGGCCATCATGCCCGACTGCTCTCGTAATACGTCAAACCTTGCTTGTGTTTCGGCTTTATTAATCTCGTCAAGTTTTTGAGATGTCCACTCTGCAATCTGTACTTTATCAATATTATATTCTCTCCACACATCAGCCTGTGCTTGTATTCTATCGCGTTCCATGTCAAATTGCGTTTTGCCTAAATCTGAATACGCTTGATTGAACTCGCGCTCCATTTCAAGCTGTCTTTCGTAAAACTCCTCCCATTCTGCAAAAAAGTCTTCCTTTACAGATTGAAACTCTTTAATCTGGTCTTGTGATATTGGTGTTGATGGTGATGCTGTCGGAGCTGGTGTCGGAGCTGGTGGCGGCGCTAATATTGGTTGTACTGTCGGTTTAAGTTCATTAAGCGCTTTAGCTGCTTCAATTTCTTTTTTAATATACTCAACGGTTAATTCAGCCTGTTTTAGTTTGGTTTCTGTTTCTGCAATTATTCTTTTCCTGACGTTCGGTAATATGAAGAACCTAAGCGGGCCGCTCAACTCTTTTAATTTGTCTTTGTGTTTTTGTACCTTTAATTCAGCGACTCCTAACTGGGTTTCAAACTTCTTCATCGCTCCGTGTGCATCAGTTAATGCAGTTTTCCAGCTTATTACACCCCCAGAAGCAAGACCCATCGCCTGGAATGAATTAACCCAAACATTTGCAAACTCAACACCAAGTCCAATAACCTTTCCCATGTTTGTGGCTAACTCAAGAATGTTTTTTGATAGTTCGCCAACCTGTTTTATTATTTGTGGGTTTTGTTTAATGGCTTTATTTTTTTGGCTAACCCACTCTGTAACTTCTGGGAGTAGTTCATCACCTATGGCGGCGGCAATATCTTCAATCTGCGCACCAAGTAGCTTCATTTGGTTTGCATAACTTTCTGACGTTCTTTCCATATCACCAATAGCAGCAGCAGAACCCCTAAGCATTAACTTAAAAGCTATTTGTGCTTTAGTGTTGGCATCAACCATACCTTTGCCATCCCAAAGACCTTGATTTAACGCTTCTTGCTTTATAACTGTTTCGTTTAAAATAACACCATATTTTTTCATGGTTTCAAAGTTACCGACCAAGGCACTTTGAATATCAAGCATAACCTGAGATGTGGGAAGATTATTAAAAGACCCTAAATCAGCAGCAAGCTTAACAACCTCGTTTGACATAAGCGCGGCAGCATCTGACATCATGCCCATTGGTACAAGTAAATCCTGAACACTTGACAGATATTGTTTCGATTCACGTTCTGACATTGCATAGGCATCAACAAGAATAGATGCCATATCCTCAGCTTGTTTACTGTTTTTTGAAAAAACAACATCAAACTTACCCTGAACTTCTTGAAGATCACTTGCAGCGTCAATAGCTTTTTTCATGCCAACGGCAACGGTAACACCAAAGGCAGCGGCGGCAATGCCAACATGTTTAAAATCAATACGACCAATTTCTTGCTGCATTAATACAGCGGCTTTTTTTGTTATACCTTTAGCCTTAGCAAGATCGCGTTTTAATTTGTTGGTTTTTGCACCGACCGATAAATATATGCCACCTAATCTCATATCTTATCCTTTGCAAATCTAATTCTCATAACTTCACTTTTTGCAAACTGAACCAAGTCTAAACAATATAATGTATCTTCTTTTTGAATCCCAACAAGTTCCATCAATTTAAAAATATCCATGTGTTCACCGAACCGCCTATAAACATCATATACTAAAACATTCTCGCTTAACAAATCCGGTAAACATTCTGAGCAGTTCGGGTCTTCGCCATATAGTTTATTCTTTGTCGTTCTGCATGTATGGCAATCTATTTCGCTGGTTCTGATGCAGAACTCTGACAGTTTTTTAACTGCTCATCCTTTTCTTTTGCAATGTCTTTTACAAGCTGTTCCCTTAGGTCTGTCACAAGTTCGTTAAATCCCTCAATCTCTCTGGATGCACGAATGACATTATCAGGGGTAAACTTCAACTCAGCGCCACCATGATCAAAAAAGTTTTGCCAATCTACAACAGCGGCTTTTAGTGTCATTTCACGGTCAAGCGCCTTGTCGGTGTTTTGTGAAAACGATGGCTCCATTTTTCCCTTTTTGCCTTTTTTATAACTGACCTCTTGTGTGAAAACCTTATCGAAAATATCGCTCGTTTCACCAGGGGATAAAGACTTAATCTTTAACCGGCCACCATCGGGGTCATTGGGTATATCAAACCATCGTGCATCAGTTTTAACAATTCTCATGACTGCTCCTTTTTTTGCTCCAAGAAAGGGGTGGAAACTGGCGGAGCAACCAGCTTGTCGGGCAAGCCCTATCCACCCAATTTAATTAGATGAGCCTCATTGCTCCCTCAATCTTACCTGTGAACTCAGTCTTAACCAAATCGCCCATATCAACAGAAATAGTCGGTTCTGTAAATATCTTAATATGGCTGATGTCAGTTTCGGCTGGCAATCCACCACCTGCAGCAGTTGTGCTGTTCGGGGTATAATAGCTGGTATCGTCAATGTAAAAGCGAATATCAGTTATATTGGATTTGTTCCAGTACGCCAGTTTAATCAAGTCCTGACCCTGTGTGTCATCGGCTTTATAGTTACCGGAAAAAGCAACATCTCCACCGGTTCTCAATCCGCGCAATGTCTGCATAGATTCATCACCAAATGCTGTATCATCCAGCTCGCCAAAGTTGCCGCCTGTAATAGACCATGTGCCAAGTCCTAATATAATATTAGCACCTAACGTTACCTTACAATCTCGCCCTACCTTACTTTCATTAGCCATTTTTCTTACCTCCCATTATCTTGCTAAATAGCTTATAGGTGCCCCAGTCCGTTGCTAATAGCGTTAAGTGTTTTATATCTATTGAACAATCAACTACGATTGGTATTTCCAGCTTTTTAAGTTTATCACAAAACCCTATATCTTCACCCACCGGCTGACCCTTATCACCGGTTTTCAGCTCAAACGCTTTCTCAGGATACATATCGTTAAATATCTTCATATCATAAAGAATACACCCAGTTCCGGTATATTCAACACTTAATTCATTGTTAAAATTACCGTCATCATCTCTTATTTCTTCATTGGGTATTTGGTATAATTCGCCAACCTCGCCCCGAAGTAGAAGCGGGTCAAACGGTGGATATCTACGATGAACCCTTGCACCTACAACCGGTTTGTCATGTTTCAATAACTTGTCAATCATATTATCGGTTGTGTATATTTGGTCAGTATCCATCATTAGAATATGTGTGCATCCTGTCAATAATGCTTGCTGTACTAAATTGTTCCGCGCTGCATCAATCTGACATGGAAAGTCAGGCATAAGAACATCAATAGAAAGTGATTTACCCCTTGATGCAAGCCCGCTCATATACTCGGTTATAACTTTAATAAATGAAAAAAAGAATTGAGTGTAAACCCATTGGTCAGTCAGGGGAACGGCTATTGCAAGCTTCACCCCATATTTGTCTTTCATTCTTTTTCGTTTACGTTCACAATACGTTTTGAAGTCGTGGTTTTGTTTTTCTTCAGTATATGCTGTCTTATAACCATCATCGAATTTTGCTGTATCATTAACAGGATGGTTGTGTGTTATCTTTGATTTCTTTGACCATATCCACCGGCCCATTTCTTTTGATATATCTCTTAGCTCATTATCACCCCAACAGTGTGCATAATCTTGTGAGAAGAAATCACCACCAGGAATATAATTAAGCATGTTTCTATGAGCCAACCAATGAGCCAACGGGTTTCCGTTTTTAACCCTATCATCTTGTGTGTTCAATCCCACAACCCCCCAACCATCAGGAAGTTGACGCATAGAATCGAGCGCATGTTTTAAAAAATCCTTTTCCGGTATAGTGTCATCACCTAAAAACATAATTAGATTATATTTTGCCTTTTTAACTAATTTTTTCACCATTGCCGGACAACCGACCCCGTCAGTGTCCACCATTTCGACTATCTCGTATTGGTCAATAGGAATACCTGCATTTTTATTAATTGCAGATATACACTGCTCTGCGCTGTCTGGTCTTATAACCGGAATAATAATTGATACTTGCTCCATAATATCTATTAGCTCCTTTGTTTTTCCAATAATACATCGTATTCAACAGAGTATCCCTGAATCGGTGGCACCTGATTAAAATCGTTTAGTGGTGTCACAAGTCTACGCTGAAAGTATAAATGGTCCCATCCTGTCACGGTCAAACTACAATCATCAAACATGGTTTTTAAGCTTTCCAAAAGATTTCCAGCTTCAAGTGCTGAATTGTTCTGACTGAAAATATTAAACTGCATCTGGAAATCTTCGTGTTCATCTGAAAAGTCAAGCTCATCGTTATCAGTTACGGAAAAATAAACACAATACGGAAAGGTGCTTTCCTGTTTTGCCACGTTCAAATACATACGACCGGATACATCGTTATAAAATCCGCTGTCGGTGGTTGCGCTAACGTGATCCCATATCCCTGCAAACAATGCGTTCATAATTTATCCAATTCATGTTGGTAAAGTTTCTGCGCTCGTCTTTTATTCTTTTTCATTGCTGGTCTCATGTACGGTTGTGCTTTATCTTTGTATGTTCCCATTTCTAAAAAGCTTGCGTGGTATGGTGGTTTCCAGTTTTTCGGGCCTTGATTCCATACAATATATGATCCATCATGAAACCGACTTTCTTGAATACTGAATTGACTAACCAACCCTCTACCTTTGCGCCTTCTGTATCCTGGTTTAACACGAAGTTTTAATATATCTTTAGCGTCTTTTTCCATATCTTCAGCAATTTTCCTGCTCGTCTTTTTCAATACAATTTTTGCAGCGTTTATAACTTCTTTATCGTTCCAATCAAATTTAAACATCTTCAACCGCCAATATATTATACATGATATTTCTTTCATCGGGATTAATGAGAGAAATTATATTAAAGATTCTTGTGCCGAATTTAATCCTATGCTTTGAAGTCACACCAGACCTGTACCTCATTCTTATTTTATGGGTAATCTGTAATTCAAGCTTCATAGCGTCAAGACGTTCCTTTGAGCTTGTCGGCCATATCGCCGCCCTTGTGTCAAACAAATCAGTCCATGTGGTAGTAGACCCACCCATACCATCAGAAACATCGTTCTGCTCTTGTATGGTAATGCTATGTTTTAGTTGACCGCATATCATATTAAAACCAATCTACCTTAAATGGGGTTAACAAATTATTAACAGTCGGCAAATTAAATGTAGACACTGGACCACAACCCAAACCCTCAGACTCTCTTGTTTCGTATAGGTTAGATATTATAATCTTTATTGCATGGCGTATATTATCCTCAACGTCTGATTCATCTGTGCCGTACCCACACACATATTCAATCGTAATAGGGTTGCTCGGATATAGGGTTTCTGTCGGCCACACCGCGTCATACGCCAAAACAACCTGACCCGGATCTGAATCAACATTAACGATATAATTCGATGCGGTCCATGTAGTTTCGTCACCGTCAGTATCTTTATATTTAATACTCGTAACACTCTGTAATTGACCAAACGGAATACTGAGTCTATTTGATAACGGCCAACAACCGAGATAACAATACCATGTTTGGGTTATTAACCTACGGTGTAAAAACTGCTCCGCTGTTTGGGTTGCTGTCTTTATAAGCGTCTTGATATACTCATCATCAGTCGTGTAGTCGAGTTCTATCCTGAGGTGGTTTTTAACTTCTTCAAGAGTAACAGGCATTTTTACGGGTGCTGTTTTTAATTTGGTATTCATGCTGTAATGTCCTTTGCAAATACCCTTGTAAAATCAACCTCTAATACCGCGCCGGTTGATAATGTTAGTACAAATTCAAGTGAATAATTCCCTGGTCCTGTGGTTGACGGATATTTTAAATTAACGGTTACAACTGTTGTTGTATTGGTTTCTGACTCTATCATTTCGCTCGTTCTGTCTGTGCCGGTACTGTCAAACGCTTTAACATCTGCGCCTGTTATTGTAGAGCCGAACGGTATTGAACCATCATTAGCTGTTGCGCTTGAAGCTGCTGCAAATATAAATGTATAAGGAACTGTCGCAGAGCTGGGTTGTAGTATAATTATTCCGGCTGTTGAAAATGAATCACCCATATCTAACCCCTATTAGCTGCGTTAAAATTAAAGACTTTGTTTTTTGCACTAAAGTTTAATAGTTTGTTTTTTGCATTAAAACTTAATAGTGCCACATAACCCAAATACTGTACCGCCCCAATATCAGAATTGGATGTTGAGATACTTCTGCCGTGAAAATCAACATCACCTGTATTAATGATCGAATCATCACCCGCATCAATTAGCGGTGAGTCTGATTCAAGCCCAAAATCTTGATTTGCCGGATCAATAAAATTAGGATCTCCATCAGAATCAATAAAATTATTAGAACCACTATTGGTATGACCGTTTAGAACTATGTCAGTGCCGGTTATCGTGTTTAAAACAGTATTTGAAATATCAGCATCATCACCTAAAACTATACCATGCCCGCCAGCACTATAGACCGTTTGGTTATAAACTTTATTGCTCGCACCGTTTATAGTTACGGCATTACCGGTAGCTTCGTCAGATATACAAGACTTAAATATAAGAAAGTTTTGAATATTATCGTCAATAGCCTTACAACCAACCCTTGTAATTGTAACCTCTGAACCTGATTTACCACAAGCGTTAACGGTTAAGTCGGAAGAATCAAACACACCACCACCTGATAGTGTATCACCAACCGTAACACCTACAGGATGACCCCATATGATATTATCTATATCAGCGTAATCGCTTGGTATTGTAAACGTCCTTGAACCATCAGCGTTTTCTGTCGGCATAATTATTCCCTTTAAACATCAGAGTGTATAAAGTTTCCTTTTTCGGTTGTAATAACCCAGTTAGTGTCGTCAATAGCTTC